TTCTATCACTGATTCCCGCTCGTCGAATCCAAGCGTCTCGCGCATCTTGTTAAGGTCCGCAAGGTCGTTGGTGTCGATGATGCCGGCATTGATTCCCTTCTCGTACATCTCCATTACCTTTTGGATTTCTTCCTCGCTAAAGTCGCGCTTGGAGAAGTCACCAAAGCCATCTTTCTTCCACATGTCTTCAGGGAAGTTGTAGGCAATCATCTCTTTTACAAGTTGTTGGATGAGCGTCTCCTGCACACCCACAAGGTAGCTGTCAAGGATTTTGTCAAACGTGCGGGCGTGCTCTTGCCCAAGCGAGTACGACCCGGACCCATCACCGTTGGCGAATATAAGTGACGGGATAAGCATGGACCGCAACAACGACTTGTTGCACATTTCGATGGCTTGCAAAAATTGGTCGGCGTGCGCGTCTTGCGGCACAAAGTCAAGGTCATATATCTGGCCCTTCTTGCCGGGCAAGATGATGGTCGTGTCGTTGTGGATGTTGGCAAACGCCTGTTGTGCGGCAACGTCGGCGCGGATGCCAACGCGCTTGCCGCGTGCGGATGTGTTGTTGTCCACTTTGGAGCTGTCGGCAAGGGTTGTGTTTTGGTCTGCAAAGACGACTGTGAGCGGCGTACCTTTACGGTCCAAGGCCACGGCCAGCATCTTCAAAAACGTGTCCTTCATCACCCACCACTTGTATGCGCGGCGTAGCAACGAACGGCCATATGGGTTGCCAAACTTACCGCTGGCATCGAACGCATAGTGGATACACTTTTGGGTTGGGATGCGGATGCAAAGGTAGTTGTAACTGTTTGCGGTGCGCATTGGGAACGGCAAGTCACCAAAGCGGGCAAAGGGGTCGGGCTTGGCGTCGGGGTTCGAGAAGCCAAAGCCTGTGGACACAAGTCCGCCAAAGTACCCGATGCCGTAACCAAGGGCCATGGGGTTCCAATTGCGCTGGTATTGCAAGATGCCGTCGGGCGTAAGCTCGCCCGTGCGCTCGGTTTCGAACAGGATGGTTTGCGGTGGCAGTGATACCACTTTGGTCACAACGAATCCGTTGTCGGTGTTGGCCCAAACCTTTTCGGCAACGTTGAAGCCGGCCCATGCGGCCGACAGGATTTCTTTGACAACGTTCTTCCAGCCGCCTTGGATTTCGCCCAAGCGGTCGTTGACCCAATTGGATATCTCCGGATTTTTGTGTTGGTAGCGGCCAAGGCGCGATGCAAGGCACGACGTCAAAAAATCAATGCCGGGGCCGATGGTGTCGTCGGTGTCAATCATCCGCTTGTACGTTTCGAGCGACACGCTGGATGGGTTTTGGATGAACTTGTAAAACAGCGAAAACAACGCCGGGATGGGCGTGCCGCGTTGCTGCAAAAGGTCGTCCATTGAGTTGACTTCGCTATGGCGGGCGTACAGCATTTCATCCAATTCGTAAGATGTGCCGTCATTTGTTTCAACTTCAGGGGTGGTCATTGTGTTCGCTCCTGTGGGTTCGGGTTCAAGTGTAGCACGGTGCCGGGGGCGTTTTTGCGCTCGTCTTATACCACATCGGGCCGATGCGGTGACGGATTCGACAGCGTCCGTTCAGCGTGTATCGTCATTGGGAACAACTTGTACACGGCGTACCCTACGCCGTCGCTCGCGTGCGTGCGTTGGTGGTCGCCACCGTCCGACAACTTGCCGTTGGGCTTCCAACCAACAAGGCGCAAGTCACCATCCAACAACGGACACCGGTCGGGGTTGTAGGTCATGCGCACATCGCCCAATCCGTTCTCCAGCACGGCACACACGGCCTCAACACGGTCCTTCACGCGTGGATTCATTTGGTCGTAGTCCATGCTGTACATGACGCCCATTTGTGCCAGCTCGTCCGCAATTTGGTCGTAGTCACTTTTGCCCTCGTTCGATGTTGTGCCGCGCCCACCGGACGCGTCGCCAAAGATGCGCAAAAATGCGTCGGGATAACGTGACCCGAGGCGCCGGGCCATCTCGCGGCTGGATATCTCGACTTGGGATAGTTCTTCAAACCAATGGATTGCATCACCATCGGGCGACAATTGCCCCACGGACCACACCATGGGCGCGGGCGCATAGTTGAAGTCCATGCCTACGATGATTGGCCGCTCGGGGTCCGGATGCGCGTCACCCCATGGCGCAACGTGCATTTGTTGCTTGGCGCTTGCCGTGTAGTATGCGCGGCCGCTGTTGACGTTGACGTGCTCGGCGTCCAGCTCTTGCGCGGCCATCATGGGCGAGTAGGCGGCCCGGAGTGTGTTGTAGAACGACGCTGTGATGATACCGTAGCGAACAGAATCTTCGGTTCGCACGTGCATCGAACCAAAGTCTCCGCCTTTCACATTGCCGCGCTTAACAAAGCGTTCATAGCACCAATCTTCGCCCGCCGTGGTCGTGGTAATCAGCCCCTTCACATAGCTGGATTCACGACAACGTGACAAAATAATATCGTGCGTATTTAGCGGTGTGTCGCGGGTTTCGTCTAACCAATACCAAGAAAATTCGATACCACGAAGCGCATCGCCGTTTGAAAGAACGCGGGTGAACACGTGCGTAACACAATCGCCAATCTTTACGGACAAAATGTTTCGATATGACTTGAACGCACGCTTGCCACCCCACTCTTTCGGCGGCTGCTTATCCACCACAAAAGGGATTTCGTACTGTTCGAGCCAATACATAAGTTCTCGTAGCGTCGCTTGCGAAAGTTGGTCATATGTGTTAGCCGCTACACATCCCGTAAGGTCCGGGTGCAAAATCATGTGTTGAATTGCAAAATGTGCCCCTGTGTAGGTTTTACCGGTGTTGTGATGCACGGCCCCTTCGGCAACATAAGTTCCCGTAGCAGGAATTTCGACATCCCAAAATTCTTGCTCATGCGTTTTTTTAACTGAAAGGATTTTTGATGGGACACAAAAACGGCGGACCAAAGAGGCATGACTGGTCTCGGATAGTGGCCTTATGCGATGGCATTCGCTCTGCTTCTGAAATTTCAAAGTTGTCGGGGGCCAGCCTATCTCTGGTCCACAAGGTTTTGATGTTTTGCCCTGATTTGCCGCGCCGAAAGGTGGGGAGTCCGGGGTTGAAATCAAATGTGAACAACAACTGGAAAGGTGGCTTTGAGATAACAAAGTTGGGTTACGTGATAGCGAATCACAACGGCACCCGTGGCTTCCTACATCGCTTTGTTTTGGGCAACCATCTTGGGAGGGTTCTTTTGCCAAACGAGGTTGTGCATCATCGCAATGATTGCACCTTGGACAATCGTCTTTCAAACCTAGAATTGTTTTCTGATAACTCGCAGCATCTTCGGAGCACGTTGGGACAAACGCCCATATTTCCATTTGGTCATGCAAATTGCGAACATGATGCCACGCACCGTGAACGTCTAAAACGAGGTGATTTTCGTGTGCAACAAATAAACCGTGCTCGTGAATTACTTCCACCAGAACTGCTCGACCCTTTACGAACGGAGCGTTACATTTTGCAAAGCACAGAGCGCCGTCATCCTGAACCGAAAGAACACTTTCTCCCGGTTGCAGAGATGATATCTCTTTTGGTCCGTTTATAGTTTCGATTCTTGTGTTGGCCGCAACGCAAGCAATCCCACACATCATTGCGGTGTGTGCATAGGGTGATTGTAGTGCTTGATACTGCCACGGCGCAAGGCTAACTTGCTTGAGTTTCCTTTGCAGCATCAAAGTACGTTCTTGCTTCTGGCGCAATTGACGACGCATCGCGTGGCGGTTCCTTTTGTCCAAATTGGATTAGGGGCGCAAGGGCTTGTGCAAGCTCTTTGGCGTCGGGGTTTTCGCGCATGCCGTAGCGCGTCTTTAGCAAAAATATGGCAAGCGCGGTGTCACCCTTGGCCTTGGGGTCGGACGGGAAGGCCCGCTCGAAGGCCGACCCTTTTGCGCGGTGTTCTGCTTTGCTGTTTGCGCTTTCTATTAGGGCACGAAAGTCCGCGTCGCGCTTAAGCTCGCGCTCAAGCGTAGTCTCTTCGCAACCGACAAGCGACGCACATTTTGCATATGACAGGCCGATGGCGTATGCGCGTGCGACCACCTTGCGGTTCTCGTCGTTCCATTGGAACTTGTTTGCCGCCGGATACCCCTTTGGCCGTCCCATCTTTTTCTTTTCTGTGGTCATTCGTAGTCCTCGATAAGTGCCTTGACGCAACCGCGCAAAAACTTGGATGCGTCCGAGGCGTTGGCCCGACAAATGGTGTCAAGTTTGATTTTGTCTTCGATGGGGATAGAGAAAGATTGGATGGTTTTCTTTCGCGGGTCGTAGGACTTCTCCGCATCAAATGCAATGGCGTTGTCGTGCAATATCTCATGCACGTTCTGCTCGTTCAATTTCTTCATACCGCTGCTCCTTGCGTTAGTTGGTTGACGACTTCCATGCGTAGTTGGTTGGTTGTTGCAAGCGTAAGATTGGCCTTGATGTAGGCGCGTGATTGATTGGCAAGGTGCATGCGCATGGTGGGATTCTCCACAAGCGACGCCAAAGTTGTGCCAAAGTTTTGTTGCGCGGTCATGGCAATTCCTGGCCGCTCCCACTCGGGCAATCCGCTGGCCACAACAGCCGCGCCGGCATACGACGCCTCCAACCATGCGCAATTGGACTTGCAGCGGTTAAAGTCGTTGTCGGCAAGGGGTACGAACATCAGTGCGGGCTTAAGGGTTTTGATGAACGTGTGGTACTCGATGACGTCCAGCGGGTCCATGCACATGACGTTCTTGGGTGGCATCAGCTCGGTAAACCACGGCCGGTCCCCCACAAACACCCAAGCCCAAGTCTTCATTTCGGGTCGGTTGGCAAGGTCCACAATTTGTTCCGCCACGGTGCTGTAGTCGGCCCTGTGGGTGTTGGACCCGCGCCACAAGATGACGTTGTGCTGCTCGACGCCCACCACGGGCGTGCTGATATCGTACAACTTGGCGTTAAGGGCATTGGGCACGACCACGATGTTGGCGTTAAGCGGGGCCAGTTTGTCGGCCAAGCAAGGGGTCGACACGGTGACCACGTCGGCCGTGGCGACACATTCGGCCACGCACCGCATGGTGTCCTTGGCGCGGTAGTGCTTGGCTGTGGGGTTGTCGGTGGGCACGTCCAAAAGGTAGTCGTCGTAGTCAACCCACGTCTTGACGCCTTGGGCCTTGGCGGCCTTAAGGGTATCAAGGTCACGGGGCCGGTGTGGCCGTTGCATGAACAGGGCGTCGGCAAAGGCTAGGGTTGCCCAAGACGTCTCGGACACGAACGAGATATTCACGTGCGGGTTGGACTTCTTAAGCTCCGCCACGGGGCCGATGCCCCGATACCACGACGTTGCGTCGGTGGCGTTGGGCACGTACACGGCAAGGTTGGGCATAAAAAAATCCTTACATAAGATTGGGTCTTATGTAAGGATAGCGTTCTTCTTATGCTTTCGTCAAGGCACCCAATCCCAACCAATTGGCGGCATGATTGTGTGCAGGTCTTTGCCCCCAACCGGGCGCATGCACCCGTTGTTGCGTAGCTCAATCATGGACACGTCGCCCACCTCCTGCTCGGCCCCATCCACAAGGCACCGGTAAACATCGCGCCCGACCTCCATGGGTTCCAGCACGTACCATTCCCACCCTATGGACATCAGGACCGTAAAGGCATGGACCGTCTCGACACGGCCATCAATCTTGTGTTGTATTTTGCGCATGGCATCCCCTTAAGTTAAAACGTTTAGTTCGATGTGTGCATACCGGGCGTTGGCTTGCATCTTTGTCTTGATGTAGTTTTGGATATGTTTTTTGGCGTCGGTGTAGGTATGGCACCAAGGCACAAAGATGGCCCCGCGCAAGTCCTCGGGCACCGGCCCCACCCCAATGGCCCCCACAATCTCAAACGCCCATGCACCCTCGCCACGCGGGCCGTGGCCGTTGGCAAACTCGTAGTCGGTTGTGCGGTATCCAAAAGTGATGCCCATGTTTTTGCCCCCCTTTGTTCTACTTATCGACAAGATACGGCAAAGGTTTAGCTCTTTTTTTTAATCGCCTGATTCGATTGGACTCATTCTTTTTTGTTGCATGCCATGCTAAAGTTTGTCAAAAATGTGCCGATAAGCAGTTCAAAGGGGACACACGATGGTTACCAAACTGGCACAACTGCAAGACTACATGGCAGCGGGCGAATGGCGGCGGGCGTTGTCTTTGGCGGCCAAGTTCCCGCGCCTTGGCACCCACAAAAACGCCATTGTGGACGCGCACGAGGCTTACACGCACCCGGACTTTTACCGCCAATTGGGCAAAGATGTTGATGCCGTGATACAGGCCGGCATCGCGGCCTTAAAGGACCGATACAAATAGTTGTCGGATATCCGCAAGCAATTGCGCACGCTGGATGACAGCGTCATGCGCCCAACCCCGTTGCTCATCCAAGTACCTGCCACGCAACGCGGCGTCCGACAAAATCCGGTTAGACAAATCCACATAGTCGTCCGCACCCGCCACAATGCGGTCGACCCCAAGATTGATGCCGGCGCGTTGCCACGTGTTGGTAGCCTCGGGTTGGGACAACACGACGGTGTCGCAAAACAGGGCTTCGTAAAAGCGGTTAGCGGGGCAATTGTAATGGCTGTGCGTAAAGACGTCCTCCAAGTACAACGACGTTGCAAACAGTTGTAGGTTTTCGCGCCCGTCGTCCCAAGTCAAAGGTGCGGCCATGGTGGCATTGCATCCAGCCGCCAAGTACCGCTTCATGTTTTTTGGCGACGTGGATAACAAGGTGCCCTTTTGCAAGTACCGGTTGGCATACA